ATCTGGAATGAAACGCCGACTGGAAATATCAACGGCTCAAATGCGACTTTCACATCATTGCAGAACTTTGTCCCTAACTCTTTGCAAGTCTTCATTAATGGCGTATTGCAAGTGCTTACAAACGATTATACGACAAGCGGATCGACGACAATAACTTTGAATGTTTCGCCTGTCGTTGGTGATGTTATACGAATACATTACAAACTAGGATAATACGATGCCAGAGACCACAATAGCAGGCCGCCAAATACGCGATGGTGCGATAACCAACGCGAAAGTAGCTGCGGGCGCTGCAATAGATTCGAGTAAATTAGCAGACGGCGCAAACTTTGTCAAGAAGGATGGGAGCGTAGCGTTTACGGGCGCTCAGTCAATGGGTAACAACAAGCTTACGACCATTGCAACTCCGACTGATTCAGGCGATGCTGCAACCAAGGGGTATGTAGATACGCAAATAGCAGGCTTGTCAAGTGCTTACAAGTATCGCAATGTCCACGCGGCTACGACTGCGAATATCACCATAAGCAATCCCGGAACGGATACTTTTGACGGTCACCAACTTACAAGCGGTCAGCGCCTTTTGGTATGGCAGCAATCGACTCAAAGCCAAAACGGTATATATGTTTTTAACGGCTCTTCAAGCGCTTTAACTCGTGCAACTGATTCGGATGCATGGGACGAGCTTACAGGCTCTTTTGTCCATGTTGACGCGGGTGCGACTTATGGCGATAAGAGATTCTATTGCACTTCAAATTCAGGCGGAACGCTTGGTTCTACGGCGGTCACTTATGTGCAAGATGAGTCAGGTACTTTGACTCCGAGCAACTTTGCAACTGAAGTCATTCCGAGTGGTGATATTGACGGCTCGAATACGGCTTACACTTTGCCTGATACACCAACTGCAGGTACTTTGCGCTTGCACTTGAACGGTATGAGGCTAAGAAGCGGAGCGGGTAATGATTACACGATTTCGACCAATACGATCACGATGGCAACGGCTCCAATTAGCGGAGATGTTTTAATTGCTGATTATTTGAAGTGATAAGATGCCAACAACAAAACTAAATAACGGCCAATTGCCTAACTCGTTTGATTCAAAGACAATCGGGACAAGCAATACAATCAATACGAATCTTACTAAGCTATCCATTGCAGGCGGGTCAAATGGTCAGGTATTATCTACTAATGGTAGTGGTACTTTGTCTTGGGCTACGGCGGGCGGTGGTGGTGTGACCGATGGGGACAAAGGCGATATTACCGTCTCTAGTTTGGGTGCTACTTGGACTGTAGATAATGACGCGGTCACTTATGCAAAAATTCAGAATGTATCAGCCGCTTCAAAGCTCTTAGGCCGTGGTGATTCAGGTTCAGGCGATGTGCAAGAAATTACACTCGGCACGGGTCTCACAATGACAGGTACTACTTTGGCTGCGAGTGGTGGTGGTGGTGGTGGAAACCCACCAACAACAACAATTATAAAAACAACCGATGAAACGGTTACAAATTCATCTACATTGCAAGTTGATGACGAGTTAATATTTACTGGTAGCAAAAATACTTACTATTACTTTGAAGCTGTAATATATTATCAAAGAAGTAATCTAAATGGTAGTGGCGACCAGCCTGGCATTAAAATTGCGTTTGGCAATGGTGAAAGTACAAGAGGATATTTTTCTGCAATTCCGGGAAATACAACTACAACAGCAACAGGAACAAATGGTATTACTACAGTATCGGTAGGAATGACTATATTTTCTACTTTGGCGATTAAAGTCACAGGCTCATTTTATTTAAATGATGACATGGGTGACCAGCCTCGGCTTTGGTTTAGATGGGCGCAAATTACAGACTCTGCAACAGTTGGAACGGTTGTAAAAAAGGGCAGTCATTTACTTATTTGGGCACTATAATGGAAATAACACTCTATAAAAAAACTGAAGCCGTAAACACGCCTGTTTTGGCATACGATGCTGATGGCAATCCGACTGAATTTGGCAATCCATTTCCCGTAATGCTATGGAAATTCAAAGACGAAAACGGCAATATATGGAATACCGAAACTGCAATCGACGGTACTGAAGAAGAAGCCGCAAGTATCATTCTAGGCATTACCAAGTGAGTCAATACAGACCCCGCTTAAACCATGAAGAGTACACGGCGGTGCTTAACTATCGGATAGGCAAAGGCTTTGAGCCGAGCCCTGAAGACAAGCCCGAAGTAGTTCCTGATTGGCTTAATACCTTTGAAGACGGACGCGAGGAGGTTTTGCCGACGCTTCGCATCCAAGGCAAGACGGCGGTCTTCAGTGATATTCACTTAGGCATCCATGACAAAGCGGCGCTTATTGCAGCGATTCAATATGCAAAACAAGACCGAGTCGAGAATATTATTTTGAACGGTGATATACTAGACTCGGCTCAAATCTCAAGGCACCCAAAACACGCTGATACGCCAAAATTCTTAAACGAGATCGAACTTGCAAAGCAGTTTTTAGAAGGCTTGAGGTCCGAGTTCAAAGACCAGAATATCTACTTTAAAATTGGCAATCATGAAGACCGCTTGGAGCGATACTTAATGCAGAATGCAGACGCGCTTGCTGGTTTAATTGATTTCCGCAAACTGCTAAAACTTGATGATCTTGGAATACGCTTTGTCGAATCAACGCAATTTATGAAAATAGAAAATACCTACATAGTCCACGGTCACGAAATGAAAGTCTCAGGCGGTGTTAATCCCGCCCGCGCTTTGATTCTCAAAGCCGCGGCTAATGTCGTGATGGGTCATGTGCATCGTACTTCTTTTGCATCTATCAAGAGCTTGGACGGTAAGTTTTACAAAGCATATACAATGGGATGCCTATGCAAATTAAGACAAGCATATATGCCACACTCAAATAGCAATCATGGTTTTGCAATCATTCAAGAGAATGGTATGGTAGATAATCTCTTTATTGAGAATGGAGTAGTGCAATGAGATTCAATGATGTACTAAATGCAATGATAATACTTGCAGTCTTGCTTATTATCGGCTTTGTTTCGGGGCTTCACGTAGGCCGTACGAGCGCAAAGCGCGTAACTGATACAATTACTCAAGTGCAACTAATTGAGCGCCCTGTAACGATTAGAGACTCAGTACATACGAAGTCAGTTACTATCAAAACAAAAGATACTATTTACTTTCTTGATAAGCCCGTAGTTATCCCTTGCGGAGATACTTCGTTTATCGCTCAAAGCGACTCGGTAATTACCGCGACTCGCGATACGATCAATATGGCTTTTGCCTATGCAAATCGCAAGGGGCACTTTTCACTTGTTTACCGCCCGCGCCCTGACTCAATTAAGGTAATTACTTTACCGACTGAAGTCAGAACGGAGAATAACTGGGGATGGGTTGTTGGTGCTCTTGGTGTTGGATTAGGTTTGGGAGTTTATTATGGCAGGCGCTGATAATCTCAAAGGACATAGCTTCAGAGACAAGCCCGAGCGTATCAATCGAAATGGTAGGCCAAAGGGTAGCATCGTGTATCTCAAAGACCTTGCAAAGATGGCAGCTGAAGAGCTATCAAAGCCCGGCAAAACAAAAGAAACTGTAGCTGGTGATATAATCGAAATGCTGATTCATAAAAAGATCTTGCTGAAAGAAGATATTACTGCAATGAAACTGCTAATGGAGTTGCTATCTCACATGGATAATCAAGTAGCAGAGAAAGGCAAAATGATAATAGAGTGGGGTTCGCAAAATGGACACAGTGATCAGGATAAAACCGCATGATAAACAGCTTGAGATACTTCGGAATAGGAAGCGCTTTAATGTTGTTCGGTGCGGTCGTCGCTTTGGCAAGTCTTATCTGGCTTTTGCTTTGGCCCTTGAGAAAATGCTGGAAGTTGATGGCTCGTATGTTCTCTACACCGCGCCCTCATACACCGAACTCTCAGGACGAGAAACCGAAGCACAAAATTTCTTTGCACCGCTTGGCGCAACTTACAAACAAGGCCAGATTAAACTAGGTCGTAGTACATTGGTTTTGCAAGGTATTTACCGAGCGGATGGCTTAAGAGGTAATAAGTTTCATAGAGTGATTTGCGATGAGTGGGCACATTGCCCGAATGCTGAAGACGATTGGAACTTTGTGCTTAGTCCGATGCTAGCAGATTACGAAGGAGATGCTTATTTCTTTTCAACGCCAAAAGGTAAGAATCACTTTTGGCAATTAGATCAGCTCTCCGAGATTATGTCAGATTGGCAATCATTCCACTACTCGACATACGACGGCGGGCAAATCAAGATAAGCGAAGTCGATAGACAAAAGGAGCTATTACCGAGCTTAGTGTTTGCGCAAGAGTTTCTTGCAGAATATGTCGATAGATCAGCGGCTAAGATCAAGCGCGAATGGTTACGCACGACAAACGGCCAAGAATGTACGGCGTATTACATTGGAGTGGACTTGGCAATTAGCCAGAAAGAGACTGCAGATTATACGGCGATTGTGGTAATAGGCACGACAAAAGATGGTGAGGTTGTTGTAGTTGAGGCCGACCATTTTAGAGCGCAATTCCAAGAGATAGGCCGTAAGATCATGTCAGCCGAGCAAAGATGGAATGCAAGAGTAGTTGCAGTGGAATCAAACCAGGCGCAAGCTTGGATGGTGCAAGAGCTAAAACGCAATACTAAGATGAATGTCGTAGGTGTGAGAGCGGATCGAGACAAGGTAATACGCTTTCAGCCTGTAGAGGCAAGATATGAGCAAGGCCTTGTCTATCATGTCCCTCATATCAATCCGGAATTTACCGAGGAGCTGCTTTCGTTTACGGGCACTCCACAAGACAAGCATGATGACTTTATTGACGCATTGGGCTATGCCTTCAATGCTATTCGCAAAACTCCACAGATATATGTATGAGTCTACTTGACCAACTTAGAGATAGAATCGCGAGCGCAGTTGCACCGCGAAGAAACGACAGACCGTATATTCGGTCGGGTGGCTCTCGCAATATCGGTGCGACTCAAGTCGGTAATGAGTTAAGCGCCTCTCTTCGAGGGACGGTCTTCGCTTGCTTGCAGCATAGAGCAAATGCTTTGAGCGGAATTAAGTTTGATGCGTATAAAGAGCAGAACTGGGAAAAAGAAGAACTCGGACGCGGTCATTGGACAAACGAGCTGCTTAGCAATCCTAATCCATACTTTACACGCTCGCAAGTTTTCGGCTATATTGAAAACTGGCTTAGCATTAATGGCAATGCGTTTATATGGACTCCGACAAATGGCTACCGCGTGCCCTTGCAGATGTGGGTATTAAATCCGACAAGAATGCGAGTCATTAAAGGCGAGAATAACTTTATTGATGGCTATGTATATCAGTCAGCACAAGAAGGCAATATAGCTATACCAGAGAAAGAGATTATTCACCTTGCAAAGCTTCACCCCGCCTCGCGTCCTGAAGAAATTATCGGAATGAATATCTTTGGCGTTGGTCTTGTTTCAGCCGCTTTGGAATATGCGAATATAGACCGCGAGGTTAGTGCTTATCTTGCACGCCTTTTTGCGAATAATACAGTCCCGCCGCTTATTGCAAAGTTCCCAGAAAGGTTTGACCAAGATGAATGGCAAAAGCTAAAAAGCGCTTGGAATGAAGAACTACCAGACTACAAGCTACGCGCTTTGCTCGGTGGTGGTATGCAATTAGAACTCCCACCAAAAGGCGAGCTTGCAGTGAGCTATGACGCGGTTAGCCGTGATACACGCGCGCAAATCGCTCAAGTCTTCGGCGTGCCCCCTGGAATGCTTGATGGATCATTCCAAAACCGAGCGACTGCAGAGGTTCAGTTTGCAATTTTTAGACAAAACACGATAGACCCCGAAGCTCTTTATATTGCCGAAGAGTTTACACGCCATTTTAGAAGATGGGAAGAGGATGTCTTAATTGAAGCGCATCCGTACGAATATGCAGATCCCGATGCTGATATGAGGCAAGAAGAGTTCGAGCTTAAGTGGGGAATTAAGACGATCAACGATGCAAGAGGCGAGCGCGGATATGATCCTATACCTGAAGGCAATACGCCGCTTATTGCTAATGGTTTTGTCCCGCTTCAAAGCGCCGTAAATCCCGCTCCCGCGCCCGTGGTGGCTCGAAAACTCTTAACCCGAGCAAATCCTAAGCTCCCTATCGTTACAGCCGATGCAAAAGACTTGTTTTGGAGAAACTTTGACGGGATAACTGAAGCGAATGCAGGTAGCCTCGAGAATGTAGTTGAGATGATCATAGCTCAAATCAAAGAGCAAGTCTTTCAGCTTGCAGATGACGGCGTGTTGACCTTGGCTACGGTAGATATTCCCGAGAGCGAACTTGCAGAATACGACGCAATCATAGCAGAGGCTGCAAATCAAGTAGCTACCGAACTTTATGCGACTCTTGCAATCGAGGGCGGCGTTCCTCCGACTGCAGAGGTTATCGCCTTGGTCGAAGAGTCAAGCGCTCAAATCCGAGATTCTATCGGAGTTATCAAGCAAGAAGTACAAGCGACTCTCACTGCAAACGCTGGTAAGGATAAAGACGAGTTATTCAAGATTTTGAATACCAAGTTCGACTCACTTCAAACAAGCAGAGCGCGTGCAATCGCAAATACGACCGCCGCAAATGTCACAAGCGGAATGCAATACGCTGTGTACAAAGACGAGGGCTTTGAGATGGTATGGCTTACACAAAGAGACGGCCGCGTAAGACCCGCTCATGCTGCTATGGAAGGCTCGACTCAAGGCGCGGACGGATACTTTACGGTAGTGACTGAAGTTCGCGATAAAGAAGGCAATATCATTGAAGTCAAAACCGAGAAAGCGCAGCGCCCGCTTGGTAGTGGACTAAGCGCTTCAAATGCAGTGAACTGCAGATGTCAATTATTCCCAGTTGAAAAGCAATAAAAATAAAGGTTTAATATGAATTTAATAACACGCGAGCTGAACCTACAACTTAGGGACGGCTACGAATACGAAAAAGAGGAAGGCTACGAAGAGAAAGAGAATGATCTCTATACTTTCGTAGTATCGACTCCCGAAGTTGACCGCTATGGGACTATCATAGTTCCAAGTGGAATAGACTATCAAGCATATCTAAATAATCCCATAGTCTTAGCTCAACATGACTCGGACAAGTGGCCTATCGGTCGCTGTTTGGGTTTTGCAATGAATGGCGAAAACCTAGAAGCTACAATTCAAATTGAGTGTATTACCGAAGAAGGTAAGAAACTCAATAAGCTAATCAATGCAGGTTTTGTAAAGGCCGTTTCAGTTGGTATCATACCAAATGAATACGAAGATAAAACAATCGACGGGCAAAAGGTAACTGTTTACACAAAGTCCGAACTTGTAGAGTTTAGCGTCGTATCAGTTCCTGCAAATCGCCAAGCCTTGCTTAAGAAATCAATCAAGACTTTACTCCAAGATTCAATTCAAAAATACAAAAAGGAAAAGAGAATGTTAACCCCAGAGATCGAAGCCAAGATCAAAGACGAACTTCTTCCGGCAATTAAGGAAGCGTTTGTTAATGAGGTAATTAATCTCGGCTTTTCACCTGAAGAAGCCGAAGCATCCGTAAACGCTTTTATTACTGCAGGCGCTCCTCCTATGCTAGCAGTTTTGCAAGGCGAAGTAGAGCCTGAAGTAGCCGAAGAACCAGCCGCCGCCGAGCCCCCAGTCGAAGTGGTAGCAGAGTCCATCGAGGCTAGTTTCGAGGTTCCCGAAACTCGAGTCGGTAAGAAAATTGCAGCTTCAACACAAGCGCAAATCAATGAAGGTATGGATATGATTCAAAACGGTTACAAGATTATCAAATCTGCAGTAGCCGGCGAAGCAGGCCGTTCAATTACTTTGAACATGCCTAAAAAACTCAACACAGACGAATTACTCAATTTAATCTAAGGATATTGCATAATGGAAAACATTATCGTAACAAAAGACCAACTGAAAGAAGTTGTTGACCGCAAAGTCGCAGATCAACTTCGCACACAAAAGCCTACAAATAACAATGGCTTTGTAACAATCAAAGCAGATCATGACGCACGCCGCGATCAAGCTCGCGTTGTAGCTGATTATATTCTTGCAGTACACAAAGGGCGCGATGGCGTTGCAGACGAAATCGCACGCAAAGCAAATGAAAAGTATATCACACGCGCAAACTTTAATACAGGTACATCCTCACAAGGTGGCGCTGCAGTTCCTCAGTTTTGGGTCGAGGAAATCATGTCTTTTGCGGATCAGTATGGATACGCAAGAGCACTCGCAAAGATCTATCCTATGCGTGGTAAAACAGAGAACTTAGTATCAAGCGGCGCGTTTACAGGCGCGGTGGTTGCTGAAGGTTCTGGCTTGACTTTGACTGACTCAGCAAACTTCTTTACAGCGACTGCAATGACAGCCCGCAAAGTAGTTGCAGGTGCTATCGTTTCTGAAGAGCAATTGCAAGATGCAACCCCTGCATTCTTGGATTATGTTGTAAATGGATTGGGTCGCGCTCTTGCTGAAACAGAAGACAAGCAGTTCTTCAATGGTGATGGTAATGCCCCTAACTTTACAGGCTTGACTGGTATCGCCGGAACTACAACAGTTCGCCAAGGTGGTGCTAATAACTCTGGTAAGGATACATTCGGAGAAATCTCTTGGACTGACCTTTGGAACTTGCGCCTCGGTGTAAATTCTGGCGTTGGTGCTAATGGTGTATTCGTAGTGCCTCAATCAGTATTCGGATTCTTGATGAAAGAAACAGCAGGCTCCCGCCCTGTTTATGATCAAGTAAGACCTATCGAAATTACATCCATCGGCTTAACAGCTCTTGCAGGTAATTCATACTTCACTCCAACAGGCCGCCCGATGCATGTCGTACCAGATGCACTCTTCCCAACGAGTGCAGCGAATACAGCATCTGCATTCTATTGTGACTTTAATCAGTTTACAGTTATGGGTATCCGCGAGGATGTAACTGTTAACGAATACAAAGAGTATTTCGGCGCGACTGGTTTGGGTGGTACTCACCAAAAAGGTATCGAAGTTGTCGAGCGCGTTGCTTTCGCATTCCCAGCTCCAAGTGCTATCGGTGTTCTCAAAACTTCAACAACCTAATTAGGTGATTTATGCTCGTAGATGTAATTCTAATCGAGCC